GCCGCCTTAATGCGATCCTCGTCGTCCGCGCTCCGGTTGTCGTACAGGTCATCCCCGACCCACTCGCGCACCTGATCCTCTGCTGGCGTCAAAAACTCAGCCGCTTGCGAGGAGCGGTTCCCGTCGAGGGTCGTGTAGGTCTCAATGTCGGATTGTGCGGCAACCGGCATCAGTCGATAGTGCCATCAGTCGGTAATGTCAGTCGCTTCTTCCATCGAGGTCCGCAGGTCCGCGAGCGTCTCTTTCAAGTCGTCTTTCCCGCGCCCGGAGGCCACCTCCTTCTCACTCGCGTATAACGTAAAGGCCCCGTTGGAGGCGTAGGCGTAGGTCACCTCGCCCTCCTCTCTCTCAGAAGAGTAATTCACCTTCGCCGCCTCTTCTTCATCGAGCGGCTCGTGCTCGCCTGGGTCGAATGCGCGCTGGTTGATCCGCATCCAATCCCGATTGTTTTTCTCGGGCGTCTTGATGCGGATCGTGGGAAGGGGCTCTCCTAAGGGCATGCTAGTCGTGGGGGTGAGCGATTCAGCGCAGGTGACCCCGCATACGATTTTGAAGGCATCGTCGGGGAGTCCGTGATGATTTATCCCTTGAGGCGGACGGCAAGCCGCGGCTGCAGCGGTCCGGTGCCATAGAGCACATCGAAGCTCCAGACCGTCTGCTTCCACTGCCGCTGCACCTCTAGCCGGAGCGGAATGCCTGTAACCGGATCGGTCATCGTGCGAATGATCGATCCGGGCGTCGGACCGTCCTGAATGGGCCGGATGGCGAGCGCCGCAAAGTTGCGGTGGAAGGCGAGGTTTGCAGCGTGGTCGGTTGTCTCGTTGAGCGAAACCGCGTCCCCATCGGACAGGTCGTTCTGCAGGTCGGGTTCAATCTTGACGTCACCGCTGGCGGAATTGCCCAAGTCGAGGTCCTCCCGCACCGCGTACACCTGCGAGTTTCCGGCGAAGGTAATGAGGTCGCCCTTGTTGAAGTGCACCTCATCGTCGGCGTCGGTGCTGAGCGTCACAGCAGTGGCGCCAGCCGTGTGTGCCCCCGATACGGTCGGATCATTTGTGATCGAGCCGGCCGTGTGGGTCTTCACCTGCTGGTCCATCGCCCAGTCGAAACCGAGCTTGCGCCCGATCTCGCCCTCCATAATTACCGAGTCGTCGTCGGTGAATGACGCGTCGGCAAATTCAGACAGGTTGATCGCGTTTTCCTCGGCGTCAGGATCAATCAATACCCGCCGATCAGCGGTCGGGACGCTCTCGTTGTTGAGCGTTTTCCGGGCGGCTGAGGCCTCGGAATAGTCACTGCCGAAGGGCGTAGCACCTGCCGTGCCGACGGTGTTGTAGACGTGCTTGTAGTTGTCCAGCACGTCGGAGTTGATCTGCTCGGCGAGGGCCTTGACCGCCTCGTCAATCGTGTCGGGAACGATGCCGTCCTCAGCCTCCTCGATTTCTTTGTCGGTCAGCTTGAACGGCGCCTCCTCCCAGTTATTGAGGGCGATGTCGGAGCTCACCTGATCCACCCCCGATGTCGTGGGTGGTGTGTTGGATGGGCTTACCGACCGGGTCGACACCGTGTCAGCCTTGCGCACGGTGATCGTATCGCCCTTCTGAGCCGCTTCGTCGTCGAAGTCGCGGCTCACGAGTTGGGCGGCGGCTACGTTCTGGCGGAGCACCACGAGGCCGCGCGATAGAATCTTGGGAATTGCAGCAGAGAGGTCTGCCATTGGTCAATACGTGTCGTGTGCAAAGAGCGCTGATTAGTCTTCAATGTCCACCTTTCCCTCCAGCACGTCTTCCGGGTCGACCTCGCCGCTTTCGGCCTCATCCCAGCTCGCATTGCTGCCTCCGGCGCCCCCGGACGGAGTACTGCCGAGGCCAGTGGAGCCGGGACGATTGTCCGCGACGAACTTGTCAGGGGTCTGCTCCAGTATCGAATCGGCGAGGATCTCGTCTGCGTCGTCCTCCCCATTTCGGGGCGAGGGGATGTCTTCGCCTTCGTATACCTTTGGGCTCAGGTCATCGTCAAAGCGGACGCGGCCGTTTTGCATCTGCTTCTCGACCTGCACCTCGGCGTAATCCGGGTCGACGCCCTGCGAGATGAGCGCGTTTTTCGTCCGCTCCCGGAGCATGCGTTCCCGCTCTGTGCGGATGGCGCTTTGCTTTTCCTCTTCAAGGGTCGACTTGTCCTCCTGAAGGCTCTCGATCTGGCCTTGAAGCTTTTGGAGCTTTTCCTCGTACTTGCCGCGAATCTCAGCGGCCTCCGGTTGCTCCTCCTCAAGCTTCTGAACCTTCTGCTCCAGGTCGTCTCGCTCGTCTTTGAGCGACTGGAGCTCATCCTTCGTCGACTCCAGGTCGGATTTTACCTCCGTCTTCCCGGCCCCAAAGCCGTCGGAGTACACCTGCTTATAGAGGCTGGGGCGCTCGTCTTGAAGGCGCTCGGCAAATTCGTCTGCCTCTACGCCATCGAGCTCGTTGAGTGCGTCGTCAAGTCCCATTGTGCTGTGTGGAATGTGGAATGCTGTTGGCGGATGTGCTTCCGAGCGCACGTCTTTGCGGCACGCGCGACCTCCGAGCGGTCCTCTCTGCGGCGGAACCGGTGGGCTTGCGCCCGCCGAGCACGGCCTCTGAGACGCCGGGGCCGTGAGGGCGGCAATAAAAAAGCGCCTCGTAGCATTCAAGCCACGAGACGCTGTTGGGGTTGACCACATCTTGTGGTCAGAGGAGGGCGTTTCTACCGTTGTCCAGACACGATTTTCTTAGCAGTCCACTTCGTCACCGGAAACCGGTCAGCCAGCATTTCAAGTGCCGTCTCCCATCCATACTTTTCTCGGAATTCGCTATACTGCACCCGAATCCTCGCATTGCGCTTGGCAATATCCACCGCATCGCGGATGCGTTGCAGATCCCGCTCGGAGGCCTCTTCTGGAATGTCATAAACTGGTAACGTGCTACTCATGACTTTACGCGCGAAAGGTTACTGACGTGCGATCACAATTCCACTTCGACAGTGGCCGTGCAGGGGCGGGATCATCACGCCGTTCTCAATGAACTGCTCCTGCGTCCACATCTCAGCTTGCTCGGCAGTAGGCCACGGCGCTACCTCTTTCCAATCTTCCGGCGTCTCGGTGTCATTGAGCAACGTGTCGCGGTGCCCCGCGAGGCGATCAATCGGAATCACCGCCCCATCCATCGTTCGGCAAATCTCTGAGGTGCGCCGGTCGATCACAGCGTCGATCTCCCCGGCCGTCGCGCCCGCCTCTACCAGCGATTGAATCTGCCCAAAGCTTCTGCTCCGCGTGGTCGTCACCGTACCGAGCAAATCCCAGTAGCTCTGGCTTTTCTCAAGGTCTTGCCCGAACGCCTCTCGGAAGCGCTGCCCGGTCCGAAACGCACCCGCGCCCTCTTCCAGCAGGTCCTCTGCTGTCGATCGGATACGGTCCTGCACCTGCCGGTCATAGTGGCTGCCGATCCAGAAGGTTGAATTTTCTTCGAGGGCCCGGATCGCTCGCTCGTCGGGTCCGCCAAATCTCAGCGTGAAAGACGGATCTGCGTCCTGCGCCACTGTAGCCTTGCCCAGCAGGTGCGAGACCTCCATAGTCTGAGATACGAGGCGGGCCCGTTGCCGAGCAAAGCGCTCTCCGAGGCGACTTTCCATCCGTCCCACGAGGCGGCCAATTGTTTCCTCGTTGATGTCGCTCCCCGCCAATGCCTCCAGCGTCTCATTCAACGCCTGCGCCGACTCTGTGGACCACGACTCCTGCAGCTGCTGAATCAAGATCGTTCGCACCTGTGCTATGTCCGCCTCTTCGAGGGCGGCGTTGAGAGCCTCAATATTTTTTTCGAGCGTAGGCATCCGTCAAGGATGAGCTGGATCAAAGCTGACTGGGCGAGTTGGCCTCTGACGCGGGGGTTTCCCCGCTCGCCCGTTGCTGTAGGCGCTGCACCCGATCGGTGATCGACGTAAGTCCAGAAGTCTCCTCCTGCATCAAGGCCTCCACCTCGGCTCGGACCTCCTCCTCATCCGGCGAGAGGCCCTTCTGGTCGGCCCAGCGCATCGCGGCTTCTACGCGGGCCTCAGTGCCGAGTGGCACAGTCTCACCTTGCCCAAAGACCCCCTCGCAAAGGCGCTGTATGCGGCCCTCAATATCGACCGAAGAGAAGTCGTCAGAGCGCTTGACAGTCGCCGACCCCCAGATCTCCGGGTCGTCCGGGAAGTAGACCTGCTCCAGCCGAAGCAGCGCGGCCTGCTCCACCTCGTCTAGGTCGGAGCCGAGGAACACAAGCGCCGCCTCGACGCCGGACTGGATGTCCTGTCGAATCTCTGTGGCGGTCCGCTCCCGAGCTGCATCGCCGTAGCTCTGAAAGAACTGCGTGTAGAACTCGTCTCGCTTGTCCGCGACCGCCTCGCGACGCTCCTCTGCCCCCTGCATCGGCGGCGCAAAATACTCAGGATCGCCCGGCACCACCGCACTTCCGTCCTGTAGGGCCTCTTGTAGGGCATCCACGTAGTCTGCGTTATACCCCGAGCCCCCGTCCTGCACCGCATCGGGCGTTTTGAGCCGCGAGATCGCGCTTGCGAGCAGGTGAAAGTCGCGCGCGTTAGTCATGTTAAAGAGCGTGTTCGCCTTGCGCGCCATCATGTACCCCATTCGCGGCATCATCGACAGCTGAACCGGAAAGATCGGCAGAATGCGTTTCCGCTGCTCCGAAGAGGCCCAGTAGTTGAAAACCTCTCCGTCGCGGGCGCCATAGGTGTGGCTCTCCACGACCATCGGCATCCCGTCGTCGTTCTTGCGGTACTTCACAAAGCCGTCCAGCCCGTAGACGTGCCACCGGTCCACCTTATCCTTTTTCTCCCGCACTGAGGTGCGCCGATCTTCGGTAGCTTGCACCATGACCTCCACCGGACGGCCATTTCGCGTGACCCAGTCCACCACGCGTGTCGCGGGGATAAAGCGGATCGATGCCTCGCCGACCGGCTGGCCCTCGTCATTTCGAGGGATGCCCTCGACTAGACCCCACACGCGCCCTACTGCGGCCAGCTCAATCGCAGCCTGAAACATTTCGTTGAGCCAATTCCCTCCGCTTCCGTCCGCGTTCTCCCAGAGGCGGCTCATGATCGTGCCCTCCCGTTCCGGGTCGCCGAGCCCTCGGGCAGGCTCATCTTCCTTCTCACGAAGGCCCCAACTGCGCGCTGCGTCGTCCTCAACCGCGAAGAGCATCCCTGCCAAGGCGATGACGGCGCGAAAGAAGTGAGGGGTCGGGTCGGAGATCTCTTTGCGGAAGCGGAAGGCCGCATCAGACTCTCCCTGCTCCTTCTTGATCAGGTAGTCGCCGAGTTTGGCGTCCGGGTCCGCGAAGCGGCCGCTGAGGTGGTCTAAGACGTACCTCCAGCCCTCGACCCGCGCCTCGTAGGTGTCGGCATGCTCGTCGATCCAAGTGTCAGCCATCGGTCCGTGAGTCTTGCGCAGTGTTAGTTGACATTTGCGGATACGGAAGGGAAGGAGTCCCAGCTGGCGCCGCCTTGTGGAGCGAAGGTGAGAGCAAGGCTGTCCAGCTTGTCTGGGCTTCGGTCGAGGGCCTTCTTCATCGCCTTCTTCTTGATGACCTGGATGCCCTGCAAGTCGTCGCGCTCGTAGGTGAGAACAATGAGCTCCTCTGCGAGCTCGTCATCCGGTGGAAGCATCGCGCCTTCAGTCCGCAGCCACTCCCGGACGGCCCAGTACAGATAGTCTCGCATTCGGTGGCAGTGCGCATCAACGCGCTCGGACTCGTCCGGCTTTAGGGCTGACTCACCGAACTGTACCCCAGTCGCCTCTACGTCCAGCTGCCGCGGCACGCCATCCCCGACGCCTGTCACGTCCACGAAGGCGTGCGTTGGGGCCAGGCGAGCCAGTAGGTTGTTTACGTTTTCGGCGCCCTTGCTGCTGTCCACGTCGTTCCATGTGTGATCCGGGCCGAACTTGCGCACGAAGTCGCCCGCTCGGTGGCACACCGCGTTCCGGTCGGCTCCCTCCGACGCGACATCGTACCCAATGCGGCCACCCGTTGGCGTTTCTCCATGCTCAGCGACGTACCGTCGCCACCGCTGCTGAGCCTTCGTCACCCACTCTTCACTGATGAGCTGGTCGGAGCCAGCCGGGGGGTAAACGCCCAGCACCATGTGGCAAAGGCGGCCGTCGGTCACGACACGAACGCCCGGCTTCAGCGGCTCGGTCTCGGTGCCGTCGTCTTTCTCGGCCGTACCCCCCACCAGGTGCTCCGGCACCTCAAACGTCACCTTGCCGGTCGTGTCCTCCCCCTCGGCCACCGGCCGCGACCACTCGGCGATGCGGCGCACGACCGTCTCCCGGGTCACGGCGCCGGGGATTACCTGCTCGCCCTGAACGACGTTCTCGTGCCTCAAGGCCGAGAGACGGATCACGTTCGCGTCTCCGTTCCGGACGCGTTGGTAGACCCACCCGCGCTTTTCTCTAGGGTTGAGGAGACAAAGAAGCCGCGCATCCGATCCGCCCGACATACAGGATTCAATCCCATCGTAGACCGGCTGAGGCACTGCGTCAGCCTCGTCGACCACGAACAGCATCGCGTCGGCATGCTTCCCGGAGAAGCGGGCCTCCTTGTCCTTCTGCGTGCCCGTCTTCGGGATCGTGACACCAGTCACGTACTCTTTTGGCGCAGACTCAGCGTGCATCTGTTTCGTGTCGTCCTCGGCGAACAAATGCGGCGCCTCCTTCCCCGTTGCGGTGTTGATCTCCGACCAGAGGCCATCCTTCAGGTTCTTTTCCGGCGGCGCCGCAGCGGTGTAGACCTCGACGTGCTCGGTGTCCTGCCGGCTGGCGTAGATCTTCCACCAAGCCAGTGCCAGCCGGGCCGCGCCGTGGGTCTTGCCAGTGCTGTTGGCCGAGAGAACGATCGTGACGCGATTCTGCGCTACTGAGCGAACCATTTTCCGGATGCCGGCTGACAGGCGTGCGCCAAAGGCCTCCTCGACCCACCCAGAAAAGTCCAGGTCTCGCGCAAGCGTTCCAAGCGTCGCCTTCCGGCGTTCGCGGCGCTCTTTCTCGGCCTTAGCTCGGGTCTGAACACTAGTCATAGCACATCCTCCGGCGGTTCGCCAGCCGCCAGGCGCTCGATTTGCTGGTCTGTGAGCTCTGAAAGATCAATGTCGTGAGAGTGCTCGATCGGGGCGCCGCCCGGGCCGGAGTGCTCCATGCGGTTTGTGTACTTGCCGCCCTTGTCCTTGGCTGCTTGCTCCAAGATGCCAGCCGCCCCCAGGTAGTGGCCCATCTCCATCAGCTTTCGGTAGATGAGCATGAGCTGCTGGAGGCGCCAGGCCTCCTGCCCAATCGCAACGTCGACTCGGCCCTCCCGGATTGCCTCTCGTAGGTCGTAAAACTGCTCGCACCACTCCTGCTTCGGCTCGCGCCCACCCTTCTCCGGGTGGTAGTACTGCACCTGATGCCGGGTGACCTCGACGCCGAACTCCTCTTGCACGTCCTCCGCGACCTGCGTAGGGGTGCGGTACCACGCAAGCTGTTGAACAACAAAAGATTGGACGTCCGGCGTCAGGGAGGCCATGAGGCAGTTCGTTCAACCCAGTGCAAGTTTGCGCGCAAAAATTAGCTGATCGGCGCCCCGCAGCCACAAGCTGCTTCTACGACCGCTTCTTCTACGGTCGGGCCGCGACGGAGCGCTCCCTGCATGCGTTGCAGGTCGTCGGTGGCGGCGCCGTAGCGCTCGGCTACGCCCACGAACTCCTCGACATCGTGCGCGTCGATCGTCCACTTCGGGCGGCCGGTTTGACTGTCGAAGGCTGGAAAGCCGTCCGCATCTGTGTCCTGGGCGCAGTGGTAGAGCTCGTGCTCGATCAAGGCGCAGACGGCGTAGGGGGTGCCCTCATCGAGGCGACCGGTCACCCAATCCGCGTCGACGGTGATCAGAAAATCAGGAAGCACCCCAAACTCGTCGAACATGCGGCGGAGCTGCCGCCGCTTCCGCGCTTTCGACCAGGCGTTCGAGGCCTGCGGGCGGGCGAGCTGAGCCTCTCCGGCGATCCGCCTCCCTTTTCGGTGCCACTCGACCGTCGTCCAGCACATGCCGATGCGGGCGTGCTGAAGATGCTCGTGATCAGTGTTTTGAAGTGCGCCCCCCTCCTGGATAAACACCTCTCGGGTCCAGTCGCGAAGCTGCGGGGCCGGCGTGACGGAGCCGGGACTCAATATTTTGGCCGGGACCTCCGGCATAGTCGGAACATCCATTGCTACCAGCTCACTG